CAGAGTTATACAATGAACACTATGAGCGTGAAGCAGAGAAACGTAATCAGGCCCTCCAGGAGATGAAGCAACGTGAGGAAGATTGGAACTCTAACTCCACGGTGCTTGATCAGTTTTCTGAAAAAATTGCAAAGTACAATCTGAATTGGGCGAATTTAATCAGCGGTGATTTTTCAAAAGCGAAACTTACAGGCACACAGATTGTTGGTGTTTACTCACAGGCAGGTAAAGCAATCAGCGATTATTTCGGTAGCGTAGCGCAAGGGTTTGAGAAGAACTCCGGTATATACAAGGGTCTTTTTGCTCTACAGAAAGGTTTTGCTGTTGCAAGTTCTATGATTTCAATGTACCAAGGTGCCATGAACGCTATGGCTGCACCATATCCGGCAAATTTACTTGCATGGGCGCAAGTAATTGGGCAAGGTCTACAGATCATCGGTCAGTTGAAATCTGTAAACTATAGCGGTGCATACGACAAAGGCGGTTATATCCCTGGCGGTGCGGTTGGTCTTGTTGGTGAAATCGGACCGGAATTAATACGAGGTCCGGCAACAGTTACCGGAAGAAAAGATACTGAAGAATTGATGAAAAATAACGGAAGCAATGTTACAGTAAACTTAATAGAAGACAGTTCAAGAGCCGGACAAGTTCAGCAGAGAACGGACAATGACCAGCAGACAATTATTGATGTTATTGTTGCAAACATTCGTAACGGCGGTGAAGTTGCAAACGCTATGAGTGGTACTTACGGACTAGCAAGACAAGGATATTAAGATGGAATATTACCCTAATACTTTACCTAAATTTTTACAAAGCAGTTACAGTCTCAAGCGTTCACCGTCGGTAATTCGTACTACCATGACGAACGGAACTGTAAGACAGCGTTTGTTATCAGTTGATGCACCGCATACACTGTCAGTTAACCTACAGTTCAATAACATCACTGACTATCAGACGTGGTTAAATTTTTACGAAAATTCAATCAATCATGGTTGCGACTGGTTTATTGCGCCTATATTGAATGACCGCCTAGAAACCACAGATCCGATAATTGCCCGAAAAGTGCGTATTCAAAACGGGCAGATTACAGAGTCTTTGAATTGCCGTAATAACATAGGCGCATGTTATAAAATCAGCATGACTTTAGACGTTGATAATGTAGAGTTCGATCAAGCATGGAGCGAATACTATGCCTAGAGTATTGTTCGATATTGATTTTTCAAATCAGAGTTTTAACAATTCCGCAGACGAGACAGACTGGATTTTGTCTCCGGCAAATACTTTAATCATTCCGGAAACTGCAACTTATACACAGCGTGACACGAATGTTTATGTACTGAATTGTAATAAGAGATACGGTAATTCGGGAACAATCGGTAATCTTTGTTTTGTTTCCCGTAAATCACGGGTAATTAAAGAGTACGAATTAGAGATTGAATTTGTTAACCGCTATCAAGCAAAAGCAATAACCATTAATAGTACAGTTACTTTTAGTGAGCGTGAATTAGTCGTAGATGGTACAAGTTACACAATCGGGGATTGGTTCAATAGCAATGACTATCATAAATACAAGTTACGACGCGAGGGAACTAACCTTTACTGCTATATAGATAACAATCTAGTTTACACTTACGACGATACAGCCGAAAAATGTTTGTTGCAGGGTAAATTGAATTTTGTAGGATTGATAAGTTCAAGTTATATAAGCAGTTTTGTTGCTCAGTATGTCAAAGCTACAGAATTAACCGTTGCACCATACATAACAGCAAGTTCAGACCAAATCACAGCCGGAGACTCCGTTCAATTAACGGTTAACGGTTCCGCTGTTTCCTATTTATGGTCAAACGGTGAAACCACAGCAAGCATCATAGTTGAACCTACAACAACAGCCATCTATACATGTGATGTAACAACCGCAGACGGACAGATTACCTTATCAAAAACAATTCGTGTAAGTGCGAACGTTGTTTACGGGACAAGGGGTGCGGTTGATGATGATACTCTATTCCTTATGAACTTTGCAGACGGAAAATTGAACGTATTAAAAGGTACTCTGATTGCCGAAAATGCTATAAACGATCCGTACTATGCAGAGCATTTAGAAGTTGATGGTGTATCAGTCGTAGGTGGAGTTAGGATTAATGGTTCAAGCGGTGCGCATTATAGTAATAATGTATACCCACCATTTTTTGATAATTCATTTTGGAATGGCACAACAAAACCTATTGATTTAACTTTTGAATGGACTATCTATACCCCTACTGCAAATGATTATGGTTCATTTTGGCAAGAATTAGCGTTATTTAGAAGTATTTTAAACACCTCCCATTGCATACCACAAACCGGACACGCAATTAATTATGGTGATTTAGCTTTAGGTGGTTATGCGGAGAACAGCGGGCGAAAATCTGACGGTTCGGCTATGAACTGGATAATAAAAAGTGGTCGCGAGGATGCAAAACCTATTTATTATGCAGGCGAGCGTTTACCATGGCTTGCGAGAATGATTATCGGCAACGGTTGGAGCGCTCAAGGTTGGCATCATATAGCAAACGAAATCTCATTTTATGACTGGGACAACAAGCTATGTGTAGATTTTGTTTTATACGTTGACGGTGAACAGATCAAAACATGGCATCAAGAATATACAAATACATCAATGTTTACGTTCACGGGTGAGTGGTTTACCTTTATGACTCAATCATCCGGTTTGCAATGGTATATGTCGGAGATGTGTATTACCAAAGGCAGAAAGTACAACGGAACTTTTGAACTACCTAAAAACTTTTACAAAAATTACATTACTCTAGCAAATGACGTTTTACCGGAAAAGAACCCCGAACCAAACTTTACTGAACTTGCTATAGTCAATGCACAGGGCACAGATGCACCCGTGATGGCTATCAAGATTGATTGTGAGAGTTTGTCAAAACCTATCTGTTTTGCTCAAAGTTACCATGATTTTGTAGCTAGAGACGATCAAGGCGAATTGCAAGAATTTCAGAGTTCCGGTATTCAAATCAATCTGCCGGAAAGGACAAATCAAAGCGGTTCAGCCTTATCTTTTGGAGTAGGTTCTATAAGCGGTGAGGTTATGGAATTATGCAATACTGTTATGTCCGGTGCTGTTCCATGCTATCTCACGTTGTTGGAGTATCTACCTTTTGATACGTCAAGAGAATACGACGGAAGCACCGCAGTTTCACCTATCTATACGTTAAAACTGTTTGTTACAAGCTGTCAGATAACAACCAAAGGTGCAACGATAACAGCAGGGTGGCACGACACTTTAAACGCAAAATTCCCATACAAACGCTATACAGCTAAACAGTTTAAGGGGTTGCGTTATGTCTGTTAACATCGAAAAATATCTACATAACATTCACACCCCTAACGGCAGAATTTACCCACATTTAGATTGTTGGGGTATGGTTTGTTATGTTTATAAAAACGAATTAAACATTGAGTTAGATTTATGTACTGACTGCAAGCGTGACACAATGACAGACGGGTACGAGAAAATAAAAGGTTTATTTACAGAAGTTAAAACACCGCGAGATTTTGATGTTATTTGCTATTTTAAGCACAATGTTTTAGTTCATGTAGGGTTGTATATTTACGGTCATATTCTGCATACAGATAGCAAAAAAGGCAGTTGTTTTGAGCCTTTTAAATCAAACCCTTGCATAAGAATTTTTAGACACGAAAAAATGAGGTTGTTCTATGAGAGCTAAAATTTATAACTGTATTGATTTAAACAATCCGCTAAGAGATTTTGAAGTTGAACAAACTAACCTTACCGTTTTAGAACTTTTAGAACACTCATTACAGAGATTGAATTTACAGAATTTAAAAGATAGCGTTACTGTCTTTTCAGACGGGCAGGAAGTACCGTGTGATATATGGCCAGTGTTTAAATTGACCAAAACAAAGTGCCTAAAATTCGTAATCAAACCACAGGGTTTTTTTAGTATCGCAATGATCATCATAGCGTTAGCTGTTGCAGTCTATACAATGGTTATGCTGAAAAAACTGAAAACAAACGACAAGAATCAAGAAAGCGGTTCAAGTATCTATGATCCAAACGCGCAGGGGAACAAAGCGAAGCTAGAAGATCCGATACCGGAGCAGTTTGGGTTAGTAAAGGCTTTTCCAGACTACATCTCAGACAAACATTATTTTTACAAAGATAACGTAAGGTATTTGTCTATGTTACTCTGTCAAGGGGTTGGTTATTACGACTGGTCATTGAATACAATGTACATTGGGAGTACCCCGATTTCGTCGTACGTCGGAAGTGATATTGACGTGTTGGTGGCAGATCCGAATACTGATATTAGTTCACATGACGCTCATAGATGTTGGTTTAATTCAACCGAGGTTACAAGTTCGGGAAAAGAGGTTCCGGCTACTGACAGCAACAGCAGAAAGCGAGGTGAGTTAATATCTGAAACCTTTACCCTTAACGGCTTAGATTTGAGCATGTCTAGCAGTCATGATTTAGTCTCCGGAGATATTATCAGACTGTATAATTTAAGCGGTCAAGACAGAGCAATTAGCGTATCTGCCGTTGAAACAATCCAAAACTCAATCCGTTGCTATGTATCTGATTATCCGCAGAATTTAGAAAAGGCTATTGGGTGGAATTGTGAATTATCTATCAGTCAGACCGATGGAACAACCACAGTATCAAACACTTATAATGTATCATTCCAAAATTACGGAACATCAACAGATAAAGGCAAATTTATTGATGTTTCCTTAACCGCTATCACGCTTATTGACGGTTACACCGTTACTGCCGTTTTGACGTTCAAGAACTTTGTATTTAACGATGCAGATTTAAACAGCACTCACGTTTTAGATAACGGTTACTATGAAGTGCAGGCGGTTAATTCAAACACATTCACAGTTTTAGCAGTTGATAAAAACGGCATATCTTATTCAAACACGGTTGGTTGGAGTGGATTCAGTGAGGATAGAACAACAACCGGATTGATTGAACTCGTTGATACAAGCAGATCTACAAGCAACGCAAAATCGAATATTGCCGGATATTACAGAGCGTGTCCGATTGGTGCAACAAGTCGTTATTACGAGGTTGATTTTTCATTCCCTAGTGGCTTGTATTCCATGAGCGATAAAGGCGATTACGAAAGCCGGACAGCTACAATTCTGCTCGAATGGCGAATTGCCGGATCTGCCGATACCCCACAATCCATGACAAAAGTCTATACCCGCAGTTCACCGGATGCGTTCGG